TCAACCGGCTTGATTGAGTTGCGAATGTCCGCTTCCCAACTGGCGATGCTGCGCTCGTTTTCGATCAATTGAATTTGCAAGGTTTGCTGCACTTCGCGCAATTGTTGTACGCGGCCAATCATTACCTGCGCATCTTGCTCAAGGTCGCTGAATGCAAACTCTTGGCCGTCTATTTCTACTGTAGGGTCGGTCATCTTTATTCCTTATGCTGCCCAGGGTGTGCCTGTTCCTGTAGTGGGTGTGATCTGTAGGTCTATATTGGCCTGTAAAGATGCTTCAATAGCCTCTTGATCTACACCATTCGCGAAGCACCAGCCAAGTACTTCTGCTTCTGTAACTTCTGCATACGGCGTGTAATCGCCAGACTCAGGGTCAGGGGTAAAACCACAGGTGCCGTAGGATGTTGCTGTATAGGTCGCAGCGTCATCGCCAGTGCCTACAGTTTGTTCTGCGTTAACACGCCAGTGCGCTGTGGTAATGCCCCCGTCACTTAGTTCTCTGTCGCATTGTGAAATTGTCCAGTTGAATGTTGCGGTCATTAGTTGTTCTCCAGTGCTGTTAGTCTTGCTTCTAATTCTTGTATTGTTGCTACCAGCAGAGGCACAAGCTTGCTCTGGTCTATGCCTTGGTAGTCTGGATTGCCATCAGCATCTACTGCGTCTTTAGTGCCTGTGATTGCCTCTGGTACAACATCCTGTACTTCATGTGCTAGAAAGCCATCTACAGTTGTGTCAGCGTCCGCAATGAAGTTGAAGCGTGAAGGATTAAGTTGCTTTAAGCGTTCTGTAGCACCTGACATAGCCACTACATTTTCCTTCAGGCGATAGTCTGATGAGGTGATGTAACTGGTTGCTGAAGAGCTTGTAACAATACGACCAACGGGGCTTACTATGGTTCCGCCGTGATAAAAGTACATTGCCTCACCACTACCACTGCTAATCGCAACACCGTATCCTGCGTTTCCAAAAGCGTTAACAAAGGTTCCCGCAAAAGTTCCGCCAGCGCCAGTAGCTTGGAATTTAGTTGCTGTGGTTGCAGTAGTGCTGTTTACTAACAGGCTGCCACTGGCATTCAGCGTCATACGGTTTTGAGGAGATTGATTCGTTCCAGTTGCAGTTGTAATCTGTGCAAATGTTAGGTTGCCTGAAAGGTCGCCTGTGATGATGTTTCCTTTAGCGCCTCTGGTAGCAAAGGTATTTGCACTTTCTTCAGCATCGCAACTGAAGCCTATGTAGGGCTGACCGTTGTTGCCGTAAGAACCAGCAGTGCCGTAATATCCTGCACCGTTATTGCCATGCCCAAACTCAATAGCGGCACCGTTGCGCCTTGCATTCAAAACTGCGAATGTTTGGCCCGGTACATTTCCTACAACGACTTTTCCTGTCGCCCCATCAATACGCATGCGTTCTGTGTTGTTTGTACCGAACGTCATCGACAAATCACTAGCCACAGCAGTAATTGCTAACGCCTTTACTGAGGCTCTATTATCCACTGCTATGTTTGCGCCACGAGTGTTTGAGCCAAAAGCCAATTCAATTGCAGGTATTTGATTAGAAGTTGCAGGATCAGTGATTGTGAGAGCTTTTCCAAAGTTTGCGATATTAGGCGAACTCGTCCCGATTCCCACGGCTCCTGCGGACGATAGCGTAAATTGGTCGGTTGTTGAGCTATTGGTTATTAAAAAGCTACCGCTAACATTTGTTATATAACTTATGTCACCAGCTAAACTCTTTATTTGTGCCGCGCCAGCAGTATAACTATTTGCGGTTGCTTGTGTTACAAGCCCACCCATCGTGGCTGTGCCAGTAACTGCTAGAGTGCTCAGCGACCCCTCCAACCCAGCTAACGTATCAACAACAGCCGCGCCAGAACCAGCGCCATCAGTGGCAATAACTTTCACCGCGCCAGCCGCAATCGCCACGTTCGCGCCAGAGCCTTGGCTGAAGGTCAGCGTGTAAGATGTCGCGTTGTCGATTATCCAGACCTTGGAGATCGTGTTAGGGCCAAGCGTGACCGTGCAAGCCTGACCGCCGCCTGTGCATTTTAGATAAAGAGAACGCGCCTCATCAGCGGTGCCATCTGCCAGAGTGATTGTGTGGGTCGATGCGTTAGGGATGGCCTCACTGCCTTGGCCCAAAGCTGATGCGATGTTGGTGATGGTGCCGTTAAGTAAGTCACCCCAGGTGCCAGCGTTAGAGCCGCTCTCTTGTAGGCGAAGGCGTAAATCGTTGGAAAATGTATCAGCCATGATTAGTCTCTATTACGCAACTTTTTGCCAATTTGTGCTGGCGCTAGGTTGCTGGGTGTAAGTTGTGCTTATGTCTGTTTGCTCTGTCCAGCTAGTACTGGCTCCCGCCTCGCTTTGCCACTTGATCTCGCCGTTAGCAGTGACCACGCCCTGAGCGCTGATTGCTGCAGCGCCGAACCTAATTTGCCCGCCGCCTGCCGTAATGCTAGAGGCCGCGACGATAGCCGCAGCACCAGTGAGTAATGTAGTGGCTGTAGCGCTTGCAGAGCTTGTTGCGAGAATTGACGCGCTGCCAATGTTGACTGTGACAGCCGTTGCGCTGATCGTTGAAGAAGCTGTGATGAGCGCTTGAACATTTCTAAAACGCTGCCCTGCAGCCGTGATCGTTGATGAGCAAGCCAGTGCCGCGCTTGCTGTCCTAGCGCGACTGCCACTGGCACCAACCACAGAAGTAGCACTGATAGCTGCCGCAGCGTTCGTAACCACCTGAGCAGCCGCCGCCACAGCCGACGAAGCAGTGACAGTCGCGCTGCCATCAATGTAGCTCCATTGGCCATATCTGCCAGAGCCGTAACTGCCATAATTCCAACCTTGACTCATTAGTCTAGTGTTATGTCCACGTCACCAGCTGGGAACCGAAAAACATCGCCTGTTTCGATTGTTCTGCTTGATGTGAGGTTAGACCAGCCAAGAAAATTGCCTGATGAGGCAGCGTCAAAAATACCGACTGCAACGATGGTTCCCCAATCGCCAGTGGCTGTGGGGAATTCAACTGCACTCGCGTTAGTCGCCGCTGCGCCTGTTGTGGTGAAGCTGGCAACCTTGCGGGTGTAGCCGCTGCCACTTAATTCTGTACCGCCGCCAGCGTCTGTTGGCGCTGTAGTGAATAGGCCCAGATAAACAGCTGACGGGCTGGTATAAGCTGTGTTGCTGAAGGAGTGAGCCAGTAATTTATTTTCAAGATAGTCAGAAAAGCCAGCCATAATAATTTCCTACTGGAGCGGTGCCGCTCTCATTTTGACGCTGGTCTGGCCAGCTGTTCGTTGGTTTGAAATCTCTAAATCATCAATCGCCTTTAGGTAAAGGCTAGACCAGATTGTTATTCGCTCATCGTTTTGCAGATAAGGGGCGCTTTGCATCAGCGCGCCATATAAATAAATGTCCGGGCTGTAGTCGAGCAGCCAGTTGCTTGTGTTGCTGTCGCTAAGCGCAGGTATGCGCGCGTAATACACTAGCTCGCCGGTGTAGCCGGTAGCTGTGTTGTCAGGCGCTGGAAATACTTGGATCTCAGTGCCAACGTGGGTGTAGCGGTTAGGCGTACCAGTAGCGCTTGATCCAGACTTCAGCCCGTTAAGGGCTTCGTTGGTGAGAAACTCCATCTGAGTGACGGGGTTAGTCTCTAAAATTAAGCTCACAGTCTGCAGCCAATCTGCAGGCGTACTAGAATACTCTGAGTCGATGGTCGCTTGTGATCTGGTGACCATATAGCGGTGTCGCACAGAGCGCTGAAACTGGGCCTCTGCCAGGGCAATAAAGTCCTTTGTGGCAGCGGGCAGATCAGTGCGATTCAGCCAATCAGCTATGCTTGCTTGAAGCTCGCTGTAAGTAGAAATCGCCATCAGATACGCGCGTCTCTGGTGCGAAAAGCGCGGTTCTCTGAGTCATTCAACCACTTAGCCAATCGCTTAGGATCGTCGGCAATGCCTTTTGCTTTCAGATCGTAATAAATTGACAGGGGTATGGACGCAACCTTTGACCACTCGCCGTGCTTCTGGTGGCGGTCAATTTCATTACGGGCGCGCTTGTTCGCTTCAAGGATGGCCGTCACATCTTGCGAAGACGCAATAGTGATCTTGTCATCTTTCAGCGTGTCGCCAGCCTCGTAAATGAAATCGGTCTTGATACCGCTTGCGGCATCGTTAGACAGGTTGCGTTTTATTTCCATACGTTTCCTACTAGCTAGTGGATAGGTCAGCTACAACACCAAGACCAGCTTCCTGAGTAACGACCAAACCATATTCGGCCAAGGTCAGAAACTTAGTAGCATCGCCCGTCTTAGCAAGCTCATTTGCTTGGATAGGTCTTAGCGTAGCTACCTCAACCAGATCAGGGTCAATCACATACGCATCTCTTGCGCGCGATTTTGTTGAGGGGACAATTGCAACTGATCCGAAGTCGGATAAATACACGTCAGCCGCACCGATGATAGTTGTTGGAGAGTCGCTAGGCGCTTGATAACGCTGAGCGGCAATACCAGCAAAGCCAGAGATCACAGTCTTAACGTGTGGACCCACTAATACAAACCGGGGGGATCCGCCGTTTGTAAACACGCCCTGCAGCACTGATTTTAACATTGGTTCTAGCATCTGTCGCTGCGTACCATCAGTAGCGCCAGCGTTTACCACACCGCCAGATACTGTAGGCGCTGCGCCGTTAGTACCGTTAGAGCGGTTGGTGCGAATGAATGCAGCCAATGGCGCAGTCTTCCGTGCAGTGGTTGCGTTACCGCCAGCTGCTGCGTGGTTCAAACCACAAAGGTTATGTTCCATATCGTTAGCTAGACGCTTACCTGCCATACTGATCTGGTACGCGACCTCTGCCCGTCTACCAGCAAGATCTAACGCAGACATTGTGTCGGACACGATAAAGTCTTTGCGAGAAATCTGTGTGTAGTTACCTAAGCGAGATGTTGGAGTAACTGCGGTAAACGATGCTAAATCGTCACCTTCTAAATGATGGTTAGCACCTGCGGCACCAAGATCATCAGTCTGCCATTCAAAGAATGTATTTGTCACAGATCGCTTCTTTGTCATGTTAGACATAAAAGGGCGAGTCTCTGGAGAGATCATGGTGATAATGTTTGAGAGATCCTCACGAACGCCAATAGCGTTATATTTGAGGAAAGTGTTTGCGATAATAGTCATGGTAATTCCTAAAGCATAGATTCAAT